GTTTCCCAGTCACGATCGCCCAACGTTGTTACAGGGCGATTGATAACGCACGGATAATTGTAAGCATTGATTAAAGAGTTTACATTATTAACTAACTTCGTACTATATCGACACACTGAATACAAAGTTTTCGTTCCGACACACATTTCAGCCTGTTCGACAACCTGTGAAAAAAAATCATGCTCATAAATATGGTCACAGTCAGCGAACAGGAAATAATCGAAAGAATCAAAATCCTTAAGTTCTTGTAATTGTTTCGTCCTAGTAATTCCACGATTGGTGAACACTTCTGGATCAGTTATAAAAGTGTACCCAAACCGGATATCCACACCTTGTCTCTTTTTGAAAAAATCAACGACTTCGACAGTTTTAAGATTGCCCGACTCTTCACCGAGAACAGCAACCTCAATATACAATGAAATGCCAACCTGCTGACTTAAGCTGCTCAACATCCAATTGAGCCTTCGTTGATAGTTATAGGAGCTAATCAGTACCGCTATTCTCTTCACTACTATACTCCTTGTCTAAATCGACGCCCCTTACCTCGGCCCACCGATTCTTAACTTGCAATTTTATCAAATACTTTCGACTGTCTTCGGGCACACCGACAAAATCAAGCAAACTGCAAACCCCATCCCGAGTGTTCAAACACTCAGTGTCAAAAACACGAATATTGTTCGGGTACAGTTTCATCTTAATATCAACCGATCGGTAGTAATCGTCATAATAACAACCGATCGCTTCAGGAAGTGTCAAATTACGATCATACTTAGGATAAGCTGCATCCCAATCAGAATGGTCTCGACCACGAGTGTTTTGCCAGAAATTTCGATAACACTTGTATTTTTTACCGATAGCGCGCTTGGTCACTTTCACATGGTAGCTGTGAATGACTTGTTCTCGATCCCTTTTCAAGCAAAATATTTTTGCATCCGGGAAACGTGCCATTATCAAGTCAATGTAGTAAGCGTAATAATGCGCAGAATCACCGTAAATCAGATACCGACCGTCTTTTTTAACAAGGACGTCCATCTTGCGATGAAACATTTCCCTGTCAATCTGATATGGCAGTATGTGGCGCATCTCGTGACGCATCATACATCCGCTTTGACTGTGCATCAATAGAGCTGCGGACTTCGAACCACACCTACCACTACCAATCCCAAATACGATCATTTGCATTTAATCCACAGTGTTGATACATTTGTAACATGTTGCAATCTCATTATTACCACACTCGTGGCACACTTTCTTTTTACAACACGTGCAAATCATCATGTCCACATAATTTTCGTCATAAGCGTAATAGTAACCACAGCTTTTACACTCGAGAAATTTACATCCCCTGATCTCCGCTATCGTACTGCCGTTGTAAATTCTTCCGATCTTGCTCAGTAACTTCCTTGGTCGAGCCACCTACATCCTCCCTGTGTATATCTGACAGATCAAGCTTTACCCAGTACAGCTCCAATGCATATGTATCTTTGACCGCTCGAAATCGATGCAATTCACCAGGTGGAACAATTGTCTGTTGAAAATTTTTGATATTGGTAACATCGGTCAAATCGTAATCTGACTTTTCCACTTCAATTTTCAACTGTCCAAGGAAAACGAAAAACAAATTGTACTTGGATATGTGACGGTGCAAACTACAGTACCCGCCCTTTTTAGCGTAAATCAAATTCAATTCAATGTTATGATCACTATAAATGGTACTCGTCCAACCCCACACTTTACCTTGTTTGATCATTACCTCGTACTCCAATAAATTTTGAAATTCACATAATTGATTGTACGACCGCCACCCAACCTTGTTATCACATACCACACCAATGTATCATGCGACGGTACCGGCATTCGACCGCCATTTTGTTTACACATCTCACTCAAATGTTTTGTGAACGACAATTTCTCAATAGAGAAAAATGTGCAAATCCTCTTGTGACCGTGCCTGATCCCAGCTATTTGACGATCGAACAACCTTTCAGTGCCAGCAAAATCCGGCACCTTATCAGCCCACTCGTCCAACCGATTCAACCAATGACCTTTGGTTTCATATTCAGGATCATGTTTCACTTTTGTGTATGACCACTTGTGACCATTCAACGTATGTGTATACCATTTGTGAGGCAGATTGCGAACAGTCAGATTTTGCTTCAAAGTGCAATCGCAGTCAAGCTTGCACCAATACTTAGTTCTCACCACTTGTGGCACACCGAACACGAAAGCGCTCAGTATGTCTTCTTTGGGCGCTGCCGATCCAGAAGCATCCCACAGTTCTAGATCGAGCGGACCGTTGTAATTATGTTGATTAGCGCCGATCAGCGCTTGAACCGAATTCGCATATTTGGTCGGTGTAAAAATAACGATTCTACAGCTTTTAATGAAATCAGATCGGTACCAGTGACCCAAAGCATTCTCCAACCTCTTTAAGTACTTGTCACCAGAACATGCTGTAACAATGGTCAAATCACTGTTTATCATTTCCCTCTCCACACAGAACGACGCAACAGGCGATCACCATAGCATTCGTTCTTATCCAAAAACCCTTCTCTGCACATACTCAAATATTTGCGCTTCCAAATTTTACAACCTCTGAACTGGTCCGGCCAAACATGCTTGTTGCCGTGATAATGGATAACTTTAGTGTTACGCGTTATCCTGTCAAACTTGACTGATGTGTTCCATCTGCTGTCAGCGACAAAACTCTGATACTGGGGGATCAACATCTGGCACGCTAGTTCATCCACCATACGGCGAACACAATTATTTCGCTGACCTTCTTCTGTTAACGGTGCCCAATGCTTCAATATCTCAGCATCCGGCCGCCAACCGTTGACGCCAGTATTGATTGCCTGACCGTATTCGATCGCATCCTGTATCATTTTCTCATCACAGACTTTCGCCCACGCTTTGATTCTACGAGTAATCATTCCGCCAGCGTCGGTTTTCCAATTTGAAAAATTAGTCGTGACAAATTCGTGCTCAGCGATGTATTCAAAAAATTTATCGATCGGAGCACAGATATGCGTATCCGAATCCATAAACATAGTTAATTCAGTTTTACTGTATTTGTACAAATGTGGTTTAGTGCAAAGCGACTGCAAACCGGATATCATATCGATCTGAATAGGTTCGACACCCAGTTGTGCCATCATCCTTAAGAAATCCGGCTCCTGGTCACCTTCACAAACACAGTAAACCTGCCCTTTCCAGTGCTCGCGCAAACTGTGCATACTGACCAGAGCCCTGATGATACACTTAGTGCCCCGATTAAAATACATGACGCTTTTATTTTGCATAAATTATACACTTTACAGTATTTGTAACATTGCGACCGTTCTAAGGTCAATAACACAGCAAATCAAACAATATTACCATTCGTTAAGACTTCAACCTTGCCCAAATTTTTACGAACTTGAACTCGAGCTAGAGCTGGACAACGACGAAGAGGATGAAGAGGACGAACTAAAGGAGCTAAATTCAAGAGAAGAAGACGGCGATGAACTTGAACTACTGCTGAAGGAGCTAAATTCAAGAGAAGAATAGCTCGAATCCAGTGCAGCTCTAGGTCCAGTGACGCGAGTTACTGAATTATTATCAGTCAAGTGGTTGCCACCACCGTCATTATCATTCCGTGTCCCATTCAACTCGTCTAAATCCCAGTACGACTGCAACCCTGACTTTATACCAGTACTCAATTCCGACTGCAGCAAGTTCACACCGCCATTCCAGAGCTCATTGCGCTCCGAATCGGTGAGAACTTTGTTGTGAAACAAACCAACCGAGGCGATAGCTCCTTCAAAATTCAGACTCTCGTCAGCATTAGCTAATACAAAATCCGTTGACCCTTGATGGACACCTGTACTGTGAGCAGAGCGCGTCTCTTTGTCGTCATTGAGTAGAATACCAATCTCGTTATTGAAATGATCGTGAAAACAAATAGCCATATACCAGGCGCCGTTTTTGAATCCGCCGGTCGGCGCCACTGCCACCGTTGTAGTACCTAGAACAGTGCCGTCACCACTGACATTCCATGCTAAAACAGTTGAGCTCAAATCGAGTTTGTATTCTCGATTGTTACCTGATACGCCCCATTTGGACAATATTGCTTGATTTGCACCTTGAATGTCGTCCGGCTTGAACCATACCACAAAGGCAAATGTGATATCGCCCGGCCCAAGTACCGTATTGCTTGCCCTACTTAACGTTTGATTTGTACCATTAAAACTAGCGGCGAACGTAGGCACATTAGATGACGAAGATGAGGATGAAGAACTACTGCTGCTACTCGTCTCTGAAGCCTCAGTGGAAGACGAAGATGAAGATGAAGAGCTCGAGCTCGAAGATGATGTTTCACTGACTTCAGTAGAAGATGACGAAGAAGAACTAGAGGACAACGACGAAGAGGAGCTCGAAGATGATGTTTCACTGACTTCAGTAGAAGATGAAGAGGATGACGAAGACGAACTGAAACTTGAATCTTCAGTCGGATCAGGTCCAGTCCTTTGGCCTACAGTACCGTTTTCAGTCAAATCATTAGACCCAGCTGAATCAAAACGAGTACCAGAAGCCTCGTCAAGATCCCAGTACGACTCCAAATTAGTGAGCAGACCCGCAGGCAACTCGAAATACCTGTAGCCAGACCCCAAATTAAATAATTGATTCCGATCGGCTTCTGAAAGAACTCTGTTCTTCCAATACCCCACCATAGCTATGGCGCCATTGGTAGGAAAGACCCCTAACGATGAATTGCCGATCCTGAACGGAGAATTATTGTCATCTACCCCCGTAGTATGAGGTAAAGTCACAGCAGCGTTATCATTTACTTGAATTCCGATCTCGTTATTCACACTGTCGTGCCAACCAACGACAAGATACCATGTATTAATTGACGCATCTATCGTACGCACAGCCACAGAAGAAGTTCCATCGTCAACTAAGAATTCAAAACTACCTCCGAATGCAGTACTTCTGGACAGTAAATATTCTTCATTTACAGAAAATTTGCTCAAAATAGCATGAGTGCCTGTTATTGCATCATACTTAACCCAAGCAGCAAAAGTGAAATCAATATCGCCAGTACTCAACGACGCATTATCGGATATTTCTAAATAATTACTGTTCGACCCAGTAAAATTAGCCGCGTATACAGATTCAGTAGAAGACGAACTAGACGAAGTCACTGAAACTTCAGTCGAACTACTTGAGGAAGATGAACTCAAACTGCTGCTCGAAGAGGTTTCACTGATCTCAGTGGAAGAAGAGGACGATGAAAAAGATGAACTCGTTTCCGATACCTCAGTAGACGATGACGAAGACGACGACGACGAACTGCTCGTTTCAGAAACCTCAGTAGAAGACGAAGAGGAAGAGCTTGGCGAACTACTGCTTGTCTCTGATACCTCAGTGGAAGAGGATGAAGAGGATGATGGATCTAAATCGCTACTGGACATCGAACTGAATTCTTGTGAACTACTGGAGCTACTGCTGAAAAAATCAGGCTCTTGACTCGTTGACGACGATGAAGAACTAATAGAACTAGATGAACTGAAACTACTGAATTCTTGAGAACTTGAAGAACTTTCTGACGATGAACTTTGTGGACACTCGTAAAAAGTACCCGAGCCGGCATTATAAAGCCGATCTGCCAATTCAAAACGATCAGCCAATGCGTAAGGGACGTCGCCTGTCCAAATGTAAAATTCATCAATGATACAATTCGACGCTTCATCTGAACCTTCAGTGAAACCATTTCCCAGAGTGATAAAAGCTTCGTCACCTAATTCTGAAAAAGAACCGTTCAAAGTATCAGAAACGCTCTTAACGCCGTTGATGTACAAAATAACATTCTCAGTACCACCAACATCCCAATCGTCATCCAAATTAATGAATATCAGACAATGATTGAAAACGCCCGGACTCAAGAACGTCCCTGAGATCTCTTCTGTGTCAGTTGTAGTAGCGATGTATATATTGTGTCCTCCACCAGGCAAACCATCACGCAAAGCGACTCCTCCCCCTTGAGACTGTATTCCGCCTACTTGGAAGAACACGTGAATATCGCTGCCAGCTCCGCCAGTCTGCCTTATCCAGCAAGAAATCATCATCTTTGAAGCAAGTTGCACAGAAGAGCCTTGGCCACGCAACGAATGATCATTCGTTCTGGAAAATGACGCACCAAACCCATCAACACCTGTAGCTCTGGCAACATTTACTACTTGCTCAATCAAAACCGTATTACCGACTTTTGGTAACCGCACATTGCCAGAAGACTCTTCGAGCTTCCAAACATTCGTTAACGAAGCTTCATACTGATCAATGACGCCATCGTTAAATCCTCCTTCTCCGGATGAACTGCTGGAACTTGTAAGTGCCACAGTTGAAGAAGAAGACGAAGACGAACTGAAGCTGCTGAATTCGAGAGAAGAACTGGAAGATGAACTACTACTAAACGAACTGAACTCAAGAGAAGAAGACGGTGATGAACTAGAGCTCGAAGACGATGAACTGAAACTACTGAATTCAAGAGACGACAGTGTAGACGATGATGACAAACTAGATGAAGATGATGACAACGAACTAGTCGACGATGACGAGGATGACAACGACGATGAAGAACTTGAACTGTAACTAGAATCCAAAGACGGTCTCGGCCCAAGTGTTCTCCCAACAGTGTTCACATCCGTTAAAGTGTTTGAGCCGACGCTATCAAAACGACTGCCATCCAATTCCTGAAGATCCCAGTATGCAGTAAGAGAAGTCAACAGGCCAGCTGGCAGATTTGCATGGAGATAACCAAACCCTTGATTGAACAATTGAATCCGCTCAGCTTCGTTGAGAACACGGTTCTTCCAAACACCGACCATCGAAATAGCGCCATCTAAAGTTGGACCAAGTAAAAAATCAGCTACACCGTCAAATACACCACCGGTGATTGCACCAGTATTCGGCTCATTATCGTTGATTTGAAGTCCACCCACGTTACCAACACTATCGTGCCAAAACGTAATCATATTCCATGCACCTAAAACAACAGACGCAGCAGCAGTACTGGTCAGTACAAGAGAGTCACCTGTGCCGGCCGAACTATACGCCAACAAGAAATCATTCGTGGCAGTATTGTACGTAACGATGTACTCTCTGTTACTCGTCGGTTCGAACCATTTAGACAACACTGTTTGATTCGATCCTAAATCGTCCATCCGGACCCACAAAGCAACAGTGAAATCGATATCACCCATCGAAACATCGGCAGTATCCGACAAAGATAATTCTTCACTGTTGGCGCTGACGAACAAAGCACCGAAAGGTATAAAACCAGATGAAGACGAGCTCGAGGACGAAGACGAGGAACTGAAGCTTGCAAACTCTAGTGAACTACTCGAATCAGAACTACTAGAAAGAGACGAACTGCTAAACGAACTGAATTCGATCGAACTCGCGCTCGACGACGAAGAAGATGAGGACGGAGATGACGAAGACAGTGAAGACGACGAACTAAAAGAGCTGAATTCAAGAGAAGTCAGGCTCGACGAGCTGCTGAAACTGGTATCCTCAGCAGCACTAGGACCAGCTGCCCTGGTAACAGTATTGTTGTCGGTAAGATCGTTGGAGCCGTGGCTGTCAAAACGAGTACCGGAAAGTTCATCAAGGTTCCAGTATGAAGTGAGCGAAGTAAGCAATGACGCTGGCAATTGGTTGTACAACAAATTCACGCCACCATTCCAGAGCTGGTTAATTTCACTGTCAGTGATAAACCGCTTCCACAGTCCGGCGCTAGCAATCCGACCATCATGCCGAGAATTAGTGCCACTATCGCTTGCTCCGATAGTGAATTGATTACTGGAATTGAATGCACCGCCAGAATGAGAGGCGGTATCTTCAGGTCCATCATTGACTTTAATGTACATGGTATCCGTTGTAGCATTGTACCTAATTGTCAACATGTACCACGTATTAGCTTTTGGAGAACCGTACGAATTCGCCAACAACTGAGTACTATTGGCAGCCGACCCATCTGAACTAATATTGAAACGGAACCGATCATTACTGGGCTCATAATTTATCACCCAAGATCTCTGCGGCGACGCTGTGTGATAAGTCCCCATCACCCATCGATCCGCAACATCTTTATTGTCGAGATACATCCAAGCAACAGCGGAAAAATCGATATCACCAATGGTGAGCGACGGATTGTCAGAAATCGATAAATACTCAGTGTTAGCAGATTGGAATCGGGCCGCAAGAGTGTCAACAGCTGACGAAGAAGAGGACGACGAGCTGCTGAAACTGGTATCCTCCGCTGCTCTTGGTCCGAGGTCTCTCGTAACTGTGTTGTTATCGGTAAGATCGTTGGAGCCAACTTGATCGAATCGAGTTCCGTTAAGTTCTTGAAGATCCCAATTTGCAACCAAATTCGTCAGCAAACCAGCTGGCAGATTTGCGTGAAGATAACCATCACCACCGTTCCACAACTGATTCCTTTCGGTTTCTGTGAGAATACGATTCTTCCATATTCTCGCCATCGAGATATCCAAATCACCGTGAAAAGCTGTACCTGTGTCACCAGCGCCCATGATGAACGATTCATTGCTGTTGTGCACACCAATAGTTCTAGTGAAAATTTCAGCTGCATCATCGTTAACCTGTATACCGACTTCATCATTGGCAGAATCGTGCCAACACACAATATGATACCATGTATTAATTTTCAGCGACTTTGCATGATCGTAAATTTGCGTATTGATCCCATTTTCACTTAACGCAAACCTGATATCCGTAGCACCATTATTTGCAATCAAGTATTCTCTGTCGCTGACAGATCCTGAGTCAAATTTAGATATCACAGTGTTATTCTGGGCCAGTGTATCAAACTTCGCCCACACAGATATAACGAAATCGACATTACCCATCGACAAATCAGCATTGTCAGCAATGGACAAAAATTCAGTATTTGCGGACGCGAAACTTGCAGCAAATGGCGGCGTACCAGCAGACGAGCTGCTAGAACTGGTTTCGGATATCTCAGTAGAGGACGAAGAAGACGAAGACGATGACTCGGCCAATAACGTAGAACTACTGCTGCTGGTTTCAGACGCCTCAGTCGAAGACGAAGACGACACAGATGACGACGATGACGACGAAGGACTGCTACTGGAAGATGTTTCACTGACTTCAGTAGAAGATGAAGAGGATGACAGAGAGCTGCTCGTTTCCGAAGCCTCAGTGGAGGATGAGGAAGAAGAGGAAGATTCCTCAGTTATACTACTCGACGAACTCGACAACACTACAGTCGACGACGATGACAAGCTCGATTCGGAAGTTTCACTTAGGCCCAGTGTGCTCTCACTGCTACTTGAAGAACTGAAAGAACTACTACTAGTTTCAGATTGTTCAGTAGAGCTGCTGCTTGATAGTGAAGATGTGCTACTAGAACTGCTAGATAAAGAAGAACTACTTGAACTACTAGAAGAAGATGTTTCAGTCAAGCCTCCTTGGTAGAAAGCCAATATGCGCCACCTAAGATTATCAAAATCTGCATAAAGCTTAACTACGCTTTGCGGTTGCTGTAACAGTATCGACTCAAGACCATCGATCGTCTCATTGTTTGGATCATCAGGGAACACCTCGATGATACCAGCCGTACTGACTAACTTGATATACAAATCCTCAGCATCAATGGCACTAGTCAAAGGCGGCAACGTGTACTCACTATCTGTCGACGTATTAGCCAATATGACACTGTGCAACTCACCTGAACCAATTGACTCAGAAGAACCAAATTTTTCAATCGGCAGATAAGTCGCTATGTGCGCTTGAGATTGAGTAAACTGCATATTAACAACTACTTAAACTTGTTGAACTTACGGTTGAACTGGATGAGCTTCTGGAACCAAACAGCTCTGTTGACGAAGACGACGAACTCTTACTAACTGTACTGCTCAATTCTAGCGAGCTCAAAGAACTCGAAGAGCTGCTGAAACTGCTGAACTCCTGCGTTGAAGAGCTGCTTGAGCTCGAAACTGAACTCGATGACGTTTCCAAAGCCACAGTAGATGACGAGGAAGACGAACTCTGCGACGATGTACTTAAGTTAATCGTGCTACTTGACGAAGTGAAGCTGAATTCTGTACTAGCACTCGACGACTCTGAGCTCTGACTTTCTTGAGAACTGCTTGTGCTGCTTGACGATGACGTCGACTTTGAAGCAAATGTCGACGAAGATGAGGATGATGAACTTGTCTCACTGACTTCAGTAGATGAGCTCTGTTCAAAACCCACCTCAATAAAAGTACCTTCAAGAATTTGATACTTGTTCCGCTCATTGTCGGCCATCAGCAAAGCCGAATCGAAATTGGTACCTCTCACCATCGTAGCATGGACATCATCATCAATCTGTTGACCCCAATGCGGCAACAGTGTGACTTTTTGATTAAATTCCAACGACAGTGGTAGATCAAAGACAAATTGAAAACACAAAAGGTCAACAAACTTTGTATGCGGTAAACGAATACTGGAGACATTCGAACCAACGATAATTAAGCAATTGATATCGTTTTCAGTTAACTCTGTATACGACTCTGTTATTTCCCTGGTGTGAGTCAACTTCGGTTTTCTTTGTGCGCCAGTAAAGAATTGCATCAGATCAACTTGTTCCCAAATTCATACCCTACAACAAAATTGCTGACAGCAATATTGTTGTCACTCGCTATGTCGACAAACTCCATACATTGCCCATCTTGTATCATTGATGTAATCGTTTTGATGAACGATTCTAACGCCATTCTTTCGTTGAAGTTGATTCGGGCGTCGTTTATTTCAGATATATCAGTTGAAGCAACAGATAGTTCGTACTGAGCGCCCATGATCCAATTGATACAATTACAAATCATTATTCTGGTCAACGAACTGTGGCCGTAATAATCTGTAACCTTAAGATGGTGATTCGTTGCGATCGCCGGCGCCAAAAAATCCATATAAGAATCGATGTTCATGAAATCAATAATTTCAAACGGGTCACTGTGAAGAACAAATGAATCGGTCATGATGAAATCCCGAATAACCTGATTCAAAAAAACATCAGATCTCATACTGTCTGACGGGCCATACAGGTGAGGACACTTGCGAATGTTGACTTTTGCAATATCACCGAGCTCCACCATCTTGCGAATCGTCGCATCATTGAAGTCTTTGATTGATTGTGACGATTCAGTGGGTGCTACCCACACTACCTGTATACCTGTTTTTACAAGATCGACCAATGCGCACTGGTAAGAGGACAAATATTTATCCGCGACAGCATTGGAATCGTACAAAGCTGGAATATCGATATCACTGCAAACCACTACTTTGTCAAACTGTTTGTAATACGACAGATCCGTGGTAACAAAATTTTCTCCAACGACTTTCGCCACTGCCGGCTTGAACTTTCTGTCAAAAAGGTTGATGTCCAAAACAGTGACTTCAAAATCCGATTTCAACTCAAATCGTTTGACAACTTCGCTTCCGAGATATCCGAGACCGCCAACCACCAATAATTTATTCATACTATGCCACACAATTTTTGAACGTTGTTTTTGTCGTCTTGATAGTATTCGTATGCACACTCGTCTTTCACAGGATTACCAGATCTTGTTTTCGACTCATGATGAACAGCTTCTGCTGTCGAACAATACCAGGTCTCAACTCCCTCTAATGCTGCTCGAGCACAAAAATCGATATCACTGCAATTACCGAAGTACCGTTCATCAAATTTAACTGACTTCAGCACATCGTTCCTAATTAAAGCGCTCGCAAAAGTTACCAATCCAACTCTGCGAGTTGGCATATAATGTGTACTCACGTACTTGTGCCTCTGGTAATGATCAAACGCTGTCTTGCGCTGATTCGAAGTAATACCACAGTGTTGATAATGACATTTTGTTCGAAACCTGTCTTCGTCATACTGATCGCCGGGATAATACAACGCATTACCGACTATTCCGGATCCAGTCAATTCAGCAACAGACAGTATCTGTGAAACATAACTACCATTCAACACATTGACATCATCGTTAAGCAACAAACAATACCCTTGATCACAAGAGATATAATTATCAATCACCCAGTTGTGAATCTTAGAGTAATTGAATTCTCCATCATACACCACCACATCGGCCAAATCATGAATAGCGCTGTACTCACTAGATAAACCAGATAACGGTTCATCGCCGGCGCCATTCGAAACTACGATAATTCGATCAATGTCGCTTACACATTTAGATAAATGTGACAGACATTCGATCACCAATTCACAATTTGCTGTCGGTATCACAACTGTGACTGGTTTTTTGGCGGAGCTCACAACTTCTGACCTGTACTGACCATTGAGAGTCAGCGACTTGATGAATCGATCACCGTACGATTCATCACGAAACTCTTTCAGCAGATTTTGAGAGCTGTTGTGGCTAATGCTCTTGTACTCGACAATGTTGCTTGTGTCAAACTCTTGAACCAAAGAACCACTTCGAACAGCTTCACACGCAATACGGTTTTGCCAATTCTTATCTCTCAAAACAGATAAGTAGCGCTCTACTCGATCTGGACTTTGCGAGTTGATGACCACGTAAGGGAAATCGAATTTTCGCTCATAAATCGAAAATTGGTTGACAATCGATCTTTGGTAAATTTTACCATTGCCGACGCTATATCGAAAATTAGGCACCAACACGTCAGCATCGTGATAATAGCTACAACCAAACTTAAAATGACCACTGTTAATGTATTTATGAACATCGTCACCGTGCTCGAAGATCACTATTTTACCATCGACACTTACATAATCTGCACCCATATATAAATCTCCGACTCGAAAATCACATGCACATATCCTTATTGTATTTTACTCCGTGAATTTAAAATAAAAAAGGCCGGTCTCCGAAGAAACCGGCCCTTGATGCAGCGTAGCCGTGAATTACAGCGTGGTGCTGAGGTTCTTGATGATGACCATCGCATCGCGATAGTGGTAGTTCAGCGAGAACCGTTCGGAAACGACATACTTCCGTTGATCCGACTCGATGATGTCCTCGTTCACGAACTTGATCATCCGACGATCACCGAGATGAGGTACATCCATCCGGTACATGACGGCCTGATCTTCCGGCGCCTGCGGTGCCTCGTAGAAAGGTACACCGTAGATGAGCGTGACCAAACTGTTGTTCGATCCAGCTTCACCGAGACCGGTCAAGAAGCTAGCGAGGTTCTGACCGGAGATGCTGGCGTCCTTGAACGAAGCATTCTGGCGAACCTGAGCTGCCTGCAGCGAACCGAAGAAACCGGCGATTCGGGACTTAACCCGACCAAACTTCCCAAGGTTGTACAGTGCTTCGTTCACGAAATCGAGATCGAAAGCAGCCGCAGCAGCATCGACAGGCGTTGCAGCGTCAGGACCATTGGCGACGGTGAAGATACCTTCGTGCATCAGGCGAGGATCACGAATGTACCAGTTCGCAGCAGTGGCGGACTCCGGCGTCGGCGCAGTCGCGAGATGAGTTGGATCACCTTGTAGAATGACCATCTCTTCTGCTTCTGCGATCGCGTCAGCGGCATCCGTCAACACTTGGTTGACAACGTCGGGTTGACTATCTTCAATGGCTTCCATGTCGACGGTCAGGAAAGTCATCAGCTTTTTCGCTTCCCAGCGGACTTGCGTCGCTTGGAAAGTGCTCAGCGTGGCCGTCGTTCCATCGGGGATGTAGTAGGCGGCTTGGCCGGAAGTACGTTTCGGCTTGGTCCAGAAACGCGTGTTCTGGTTGAATACGTTAACGAACCGACGCATGATGTTCAGTTCGCGAACGAGTTCAATGACCTCTTGTGCGAGCGGATCCGGCAAGTAAGCTTCGACTGACTCACCAGCTGTCGCCACACTCAAAGCCTTTTGAATGGCGTTTGCGTTCATGTTTGTTTCCTCTGTGTGTGGTTTTCTGTGTGTGGGTTCTTACTTGCTCGAGCCGATGGATACCAAACCGGACTTCATGGCGACAGCGTGGTATTGGAAGTACACCTGCTTTGCGATTTCCCTCTCCCGTTCGCTGAGAGCTTTGTACTCTTCAGGAGCGTTCAAGAGGATGTGACGGACGTACTTGATCGTGTCAGCATCTTCGGCGGACTTGAGAACCTTCCGTGGAGCGCCATCTTCGTCATCCGAATCTTCGGTGTCTTGATTCACGCCCTTCTTGGTAGGTTCATCGACTTTCTCGTTCTTCGTGGCCACCAGACCAGCAATCCCTTTCAAAATTGCGTCCGCCATCACTTTGGCTTCGCTGGGTTCATCGGACTTTGCGTCCTGATCGGCTGCTTTGGCTTTGTCGGCCGGCGCGTCCTCAACCTTATCATCTTCAACCTTTGGTGCGGGCGGTTGAAAATTCTTCAAGGCTTCGGTGACAGCTGCCGTCGCGGCATCAGCAGCAACTTTGGCAGTCGTTTCAGCAAGACTCTTTTGAAGGTCATCGATCTTACCTTCAATGAGCTTGGAAGCGACTTCCGTCATTGTTTTTTCTTTATCGCTCATGCTATCCTCGCTTTGGGTTAGTATTGCTTGGTTCAACTGAACAGCCTTTGCCTTGAAAGACTTTTCAATTACTTGTTGGATATTCGCTTTCGCATTCATTGGAAGCCCTACCAAGCTGGCTTCAAACAGATCCATATCCAGAATCTTAAAACTGTCGATCGTACCGGTCACCTCGTCCCGAACGATTTCCACCTTCTTAGGACGTAGACGGATTGAAAACGAATTGATGATGCCTTCTTTCACTTTCGTCCAAATGTCATCAACATCGGATGCTTTACTGATGAAAATCTCAGCAAACATTCCACGCTTCGTGACATTGGTTTTTCGGACGATTCCGATCGGAGTGTCGGTATCATGATTGAAGAAAACAGTCGACGAACCTTTCTCAGTGAGATCGTCTTTGGACTTTTTGAACGTATCAAAAGGGATGATGTCATCAGCTCGGTCTTTGTCAACAGTGGCAATCAGCCCTTTTACAGTACGTCCCGTCTCAACAGCGTCTTTATTGACAGATTCCAGATTGCCTACCCCTTTCAGGTCATCGGCGTCAACATCTGACATTTTGACAGTTTTGATCGTTTCATCATCGGTGTCCGCTTGTTTGACTGCGTACTTGATCTCGTCAATCATCGAGTCGACATCGTAATGGGACTTAATCCCATAATTCTCAAACTCGTCAGGACCAATGACTAAATTTTTATACCCCATTTTCAAGTTCCTCAAAGATTTCGCTACGTTTTAGCTCTTTGACAAAATAATCTATGCGCTGTTTCAAAAGCGCTTTCGATCCGGAAAAGTTTTCCGAAAATATTTTCTCAATTTCTCGATACAGGCTTACACTAAGTAAGGCTCCCTGTAAAGTTTTGAAGTTTTCGCATATAAAACTCTGATCAAAATCCCCAAACTTAACATTAAAAACGTCACTGTCCACACTATCCACTGAATCATACAAGTCCATTGTATAAGACGTTAAACACTTCGAATACATTGTAAACATTGTAATGTCTTTGGAACTGTTGGAACCGGAATTTGGCTTTTTGTCGTCGTTCGGTTTTTTACCACTGTTGGGTTTATTCGTCGGCTGTTCTCTCGGTGGTATCAGATTACCTTCGTCGTCTACTTGACCGCCGCCCGGAGTGAGAACCAATGGGTTGTCACCCCACGGTACTTCTGACATCTGACGAGTTTTTCGGACCTCATTGATAACGCGGACACCTGTTCTCAGGTCGATCTCATCAATCTTCGACTGAGTTTCCAGGTCCAGATCATCAATAGCGCCGAAATCGAAGCCGATATCATCGAAACCGAATCCGTCCCGGATAATCTCCATGTTGTAACGTTCGGTCTCTTTGCGAAGTAACGGCTTGATGGCTGCATTTTTATAACATTTGATCGCTTCATCTTTGCTTTTAATCGGACCACCGCCGCCTTCAGTGATACCCATGATCACAGGCTGCATACCATACACAGCAAAAATCTTACTCCTCAATTCGATGCCGTACTCACCAAATTGCATATCCCTATTGGTCATCGCCATACGAACAAATTCTACTGGAACATTGACGGCAGCAATCTTATGACCGTTTTTCGCTCCTTTGAATTGACTCTCCCAGTATTGACGAAACCGACGAAGCTCTGTACGGCTCATACCTTCTACAGATATGATACCGCTCGACTCAGAACCGTTGATGAAAAAGTTACTATTATATGCAGCGCGCAGCAAATCACTGGCGACGCTATTAGCCAAAGTATCAAGTGGCTTAATACCGTAATGACTTCCCGACTGAGGCGACATTACCGAAAATATCACTTCGTCTTTGTCAAATTGAATCTCAGTTCGCCGGCGAGCTTTTGACCTACCCCGAAAATTCCCAACCAGCAATTTATACGTATTCTTCGGTACCAGGTTACCGCGATCATCCGACTGTATTTCAATAAATTGTGATTGAAGACTGTGCAGCTCAAGAAGTCTTCGACTGTCAGGGTCTACAACCTTCTCGTACGCACCATGACCAAAGATCAAATGATCCTTCAAATACTTGTATCGAAGTTGTGAAAATGTCTCTTTATTGTTGTTCGGCTTGCCAATAAAATCAGTGACGATATCAATCCTTCGTTGACGAGCCGGCGTCATCTTCTTGGTTTTATCCAAACCGGTGATCAAAGGTTTAACTTTTACACAATCTTCAACGATCCGATTAACAACTGCGTTAACCCATTCATTGAACTCGTACAATTTGAAAGCATCATGCGATGAAAGTTTGATGAACGGCTGACGATAAAAATCACCAGTGGTCTGGATATCCTGAATGAAACCGGATGCCTTTTTGGATCGAGTATCAGTCAGCCCATACTTAGGCAAGGTACTGCTATTCACATTGATTCTTTTTAATGTCAGTGTATCAGCCATTTATCATCCCATAAATTCACTTCAGCCCGGATAATACACCCACTTGAGGTAGTCCGCCAGGCAAATCAAAAACTTCTGACGCATTTTTCACAAGATTCAAGCGCCTATGAAGATAATCGGTCCAATTTTCAATACTCGTCATAGTCTCCCGATATATCTTCAAAACAACCAGAACCGCCGTAGTTCACTTCGACGTCATATATGGTCCCTGCAAAACCATCCCACACGTCTTTTGATTTTTTCTGAGCGTGGTCGACCTTTTTACCATTCAGGTATTTCAGATTCTTAGCTTCTAGTGTCAACAGTTTGTCATAACAATACTCGACACGATTCTCAACCAAGGTCGATTTTGACTGAGCTGGTATCTCATCAGTTCGATCGAGCGATATCAGCTCAGTCTCGTATCCGCGATCTTCTAATGACTGCTTAAAATGATGACTCTGGTATTGGTCAACCGTGACTTTGACGACATTACAGCCAAAGTCCTTTAACTGGTATATCAATCGCTTCAATATGCTGTCGTAATGAAATTCTCTGTTCTTTAACAAGGCTCCGTGCCGTTCGGGATCGTTCGATACCCAGCCAATCGCATCAATCAGAATCAGCGGCCGATCTTCATACTTCTCCGATTCGTCAAGTTCACTGATATCAATCCTTTCTTTTCTCGCGCGCTCATCAAGCGCCCACGGATCAATTTGAACATTGATACTGCCGACTGAGTGACCGAGAGAGAAACCGATTCGATCTTTATTCTTCGACAAGTCGAAGTGCATAAAATATTCGGCTTCGTGATCAACGATCTCTTTGAACCATTCTCTCCACTCTCCGTTGCCGGCATAAGCGTTACCTCTACACGCATCATAATCGAAGCACCGGTAAAGATCGCTCTTGCCTTGCCTCTCTGTGTAAATCGGACACTGGCGACATATCTCCTTAACGTTATCTTCGATGAACTCGGGGTCACTCCAAAACCCTTCGATTACACCCATCGGTTTGGCGCCGAAGTCGCGCATCGCACGACGATAATCGCGAGTTAACGCATGGTGAAAATCTTTAATCGTCAGATTCGGATTGATATCCCATGTCGCCGCCTGAACAGAATAACCATCGTCACGCTCTTCAAGTTCGTGAAATTTGTCCATCACGAAATCATCTTCAGCTCGAGGCGTTGTAATCCCGATCATTTTGTAGTGATGTGTGAATCGAGTCTGACACGATCCGTAAGCTGCCTGCCAACACTCTTCAGCACGACTTTCGGAAGTTTCATCACTGTCGTTCTCCAAGAAGAAGGCGATCTCATCGCCAACCCACTGAATCGTATTATAACCAAGCCATGCGAACGCCTGACTATTAGCTGACAGTGCTGTGATACCTTTGTCGAACACTACTGCTTGAGTACCAGGTGGCGCGTGTTTACCGTGAAACCAAGGGCAGTTCAATAACATCCCTTTGAACTCTGTGAAGAAAACAAGCTTCGCCTGTTTTTCGTTACGGGCAGTATTGACAAAATAGATCGAAGATCCAGAGGAGAGGCCGTAATAAGCTTGAGGATTCACCATGCACAGGCACTTATAGATACCGTACAGGTGCAAGATACTGGCTCCGTAGTCTTTACCGGAGCCCTTACCCAGGAGAAGAATTGCTTCGCGGATACCATCATCCGCAACTTTTTTCAAGATTTCAACGATTTTCGGCCTGCACCCGCGCCGACCGTTCCACTTTTGATTGAGAAACTTTTTTGACTCTATGAACTCCTCAATCGGAACGATCGGCTCCGATAAAGCGAAATCCTGTTCATCAGTGCCGTCAGATAAGTTTTCAGCGAGGAACTTGAGCGGGTCGTCAATTCGAAATCGATCGTTTAATCGAGCGACCGTTTGTACTGGCATTACTTAATAAATGCACCTTTGTTGTTGGTGTAATCTTCCGGAGTTGGTCTCTTTTTGCTCCAACTGTTGAGCGTCTTCATGCCGATGTTAATGATATCGTTGGAAGTCAGAATGCGACCGCGAACCGTTGTCGTACCTTTGACACCTTGAACGTTTTTCGTAGACTCGACCTTCTCAACTTTGTCGCCTTCGTATGCCGACTGCTCAATCATCGTATTGAAGACAGTCTGCGCCAGCGTCATCGTTTCTTGGATGCGATTCATGGTCTTAACCATGTCTGCAACCTTTTCATCTGTCTTTGGTCCACCTTCGGCCTCAAGTTTTGACAACTTCTTTGTTGCAATCATGAGAAGCTTTTTGAGGCACCACGCCATTAGCGTTTCGACAAAGGCCCGGTTACTGATCACTGTTCGCAGTAGAAGAATCACAGCTGTTTTCATTTTAGTCTCCTGTGGTTGTTACCGTATTGTAATCATTGATCAGAGATTTTCAAATTCAGACGTCAATCGGGTCCGTGCCGGATTTTGACAAATCGCCACCAGTGTTGACACTAATATCCATGAAACCCTCTTTGACTTTTCGAATTACATCCGGTTCTTTGATCACGTTACCGATCACTTCAAGTATCGAACGTAACAAAATTCGATACCCTTCTGGAGTCATCATGTAGTTACTGGCGTTTTCGATCTTCATCACCCTCTCAATCGATTTACCGATATTGTCCACCAACTTATTGATACGATCGATTACATCTGGATCATCCATTGATTTTTCGCGGCTGACGTACTCAACGATCACTTCCCATCGCTTTTCGGGTAATCGATTCCCTTGATCCATAATGGAGCGTACCCATTCCATCTTTTCTTCAGCGGTTTTTTCATCAACAGTGGTTGTAACGGTTTTGAGATAGTTACTTAAGACCATTCTCAGAGTGGCTAGCTCTCTTTTGTGGTCGACGATATCAGAATCGTTCAGGAACGCTTCGAACACCATACTCATACGATTATCGAATGAACCACGGTATTGAGTCAACTGCTTCGACGAATACTTACCAGTTACCAGAGCTCTGGTATTGGCACCATTATGAGGCTTCTTACAGTAAAGGCTACCGGTAGTAGCTGGTTTACCACATCGCTTTCGAACACCATCAACAGTCTTTACATGAAAGCAACGTAGACCACCTACCTTGGCTCTATGCTTCTCTGGTATGTCTTCAGTCTTCGCACCGATCAGGTGACCATACTTCGTATACAGCCTTTGTCTTTTTTTTCTATGTTGATTTGAATCCATCAATGGTGCGGACCTTGATGAGGTTGTACTGTCTTCCATTTCACATCCTAAAAAATTTTTCAAAAAAATAATTTTTTACTTGCAATATCGAATAATTGCAGATAGGTTAACAGCCCACCTTGGGCCACTTGGGGGGTGCCCAAGCTGTTAACCTTCGAAAATTCTTTGATAAAAGCCAGCGGCTTCGTATCACACTTTTACAATGTATTACGCGCTTACAGTGTTTGTTGTGTTTTCCAGTTTTTGTTCTACGATGTGACACACTTGATCTGACATTGCGCCTTTCAAATGCACCGTATCTGTGCCAACTAATTTTCTCGGCAAATTGTTACATCGAGTTACAATACACGGTATATGGATTCTTTTACAGTGCTCCAGTATCTCTTTCGGTTTGAAGAACCTTGAAATATTGAAGTTAAGGATACAGAAGTCGATCTTTTTTGTGGCAAGTGTGGCAAGCGCTTTGAATTGATTTTTCGCGATGATAAAGTTCCAGTTACAGTGCAGATGTTGCAGAGCGCAAGTCTTAATTTGTTCTATCGATTTTTGATCGTTTTCAACAAGCAAGATTGTGTACTGCTTTTTCATGGACCGGCAACCCTAATTTTCTAATTTCGCTATCCTGGTATCCAAATCGTTGACTCGTTCATACAGTTTTACGATATCTTCCTTTTTACCGTACGTATCTGAAATCATCAGTTTGAAATCCGACATCGATTTTTCGTGACTGACTCGAAAATTAGCGTTGTGAAGGGCGAGCTCTTTCAACTCCTTCATGATTTGTTCGCGAATATTGAACATAAATTTCAATATGGCGCCAAATGTCCCAACTAATGTCAAGAAAAGTGCAGCAATGCCTATCACAACTGTTACGGCTCCATTGTCCATGTCGATCACCTAAGTTGTGATGATTGCGTTTAATTGGGCATCAATTTTGTTCTGATGAGCGTCTATGCTAGGTTGAAAATCAGCTTCGTTACCTTTGAATGTCTTAACTCCTGATCGAGCATCATCTCTTTTCTGTTGCGTATCAAAAGCGATTTCTCGATCCATAACTGGCTTTGCCTTGAACCGATAAAAAGTGGATCGAATCGTGTTAACAGATTCGACATCCTCTCCGTCCACTTTTTTTACAACGTGAACGTAGCTTCCTCCGCCGACGATGTTCGATTCCGATTCGCCGGCCGGGCTGAAGTGTTCGCGCAGCATTTGACCATTGGCTAATGCCGATAATCGGGTTTGGAAATCACTTCGACAATCTGCCATAGACGCAAAATTCGAACTAACTTTCGACCAAATAACCGGGTCGTTCGGCGAAGAAGGTATGCTAGCTTGTTCAATGTAAAGTTTCATATTCCGTTGATAAATGAGTGAAACGCTTTGGCCTCACTACTGGTTAACGATTTTGTGACGAATGCGGCGTAAAACAAGTTCATTTCAGCTATGAAGCGCGGATACAACGCGAGCTCGTGACGCAATGAAAGAAATGCAGACGAATCAATACCGGTCGCTCCACTTGAACCATTGACGTAAATACTACGAGGAGGATCAATGACACCGTTGATTGCCGTACTGAGTTCATCGGTGACATTGTTCATCGACCAAACCAAAGTATTTACCTCACCTCTTGGAAACGGCTTAATTGCACTGTACTCGACGTTATAAAACCCTGGACTGTATATAAATATGTAAAACGAAGAGGTTCCGTCCTGATAATTGAACAACCGGCCGAATACTGAATCCGAATACGCTGTCATATCTCCCATTGCCCATACTTCACCATCGGACTGCGGAGCCACTTCAAGCTCCATAGCCATCATCATACTACCGCCACGGTAGGTACCATCTTTAATGGCGTAATCGGGTGTCTTGTGAATTAAGGCAATATCACTGGCAGCGTTGATGCCGCTCAATTGTCCTTTGCGAATAATGTATGGTCTTGTAGTAGGAGCCCCAGGAGTTGTAAACCCATTGCCGACGATCGTCCCATTGTTTCCTGAAACGATATCAACCAGAGTCGTACCGTTGTCATTCAAAGGTGCGTGAAATAATTTTGTGCCAGGGCTCGGATCTTTGTGAACGATAATGTCAGCAATATCGGACTGAGTGAGAGCATTGCTGTAAATTCTGAAATCCGAATATCCGCCGTTGGCTTGTTCATCCAATGTGGTAATTCTGCGATTCAGCGTCGAAACGAAGTTGTGGACGATCGTATCACCAGGCGCATTCAATGTTCGGCACAGCTTACCGTCCAAATACAGCTTCAAGTCTGTACCGTCATAGGTACACGCCAAATGATGCCATTGAGCACCGAGAACACGATCAAAGGCTAAACCTTGAGTCAATATGATGCTTCCGCTTCCTAATGTATTGAAATTATAATAGAAACGAAGATCACCGCTGACTGATGCAAAACCGAAATCACTGACACCGTCTCGCTCAACGTCCATGTATGCCGCTGGATCGGTTGAATTCGAACTATGGACGTGCGTCTTTACCCAGATACATTTGGTGATTGAGGAAGCACCGTCGATACTGAGCAATGTGCCAAGATTTCCAAATGTAGCTCGAGAATTGCTGACGAATTTCGATCCCAGTATGACATATTTGTTGTTGGGATCATTGCCGTAAGGGCGAGAAGATTTACAGCAAGTATGCAATGGAGCGCCGCGTCGCGGAACAGCACCCGATACAGTAATGTCGTTGGAACCCACTGTATCAGGAATAGTTAAGTCAAAGTAATTGCACCGATCGAAATCATACTTATGAACGAGCCCATCAGTGATGTCCATGTTCATCGCATGGAGGTTCTTCACTTGTTGAGCGGTGAGAACCGTATTGAAAAATCTGATATCACTAAAGACGCCTCCGAATCGATTCGTACCGGAGGCGAAATTACCAATCAAATCAAATGTGCATGCGTGATTTCCGCAGTTGGGTATACGATCGGCGAGAACACCATCAATATACAGAACCAGATCTTCATTGTCTCTTTGAACAACAAAATGGCGCCAATTGGTATCCTGCAGATTATCCGGCATGTTCAAGTTCAAGGTTCGGTAGCAGACAGTGCCTGAAGCGCTGAACTCGATCTCGTTACCGTTGACAATCCGCAAATAATTCCCAGCATCACCGCTGTCGCCAAACAAGTACGGATTAAGACTCTGGATCTCGAAAGAAGACATCCAAAACGAAATCGAACTGGCGAAGAAGTTGAAATCGAACGTGGACGACATCGTTAGAACGTCGTCGACACCATCCATTGAACAGCCGAACTGTTTCAAATCCAGCATTACAGCGTGACTGTTGCCGGCATAATCGAACATTGTGGCATCACCAATGCAATTCACATTCGGCTTACCAAACAACAACTTCAGCGAAGCGTTAGACAATGGCGGAAATAGAGCTTCTTCTACTGTGTTGAGATCTGAAGAACCATAACTGTTCTCAGCATCCCCGTAGTAAGCTTTGATCAACCTTCGCCTGAACGAGCTTCGTCGCATTTTACAGTTCAGTTCCTTTGAACTCAATGTCGACAACCGTCTCGGCGCCGGCAACTGAAGATTTCACCTGAATCTTAAGATACGTCGGACGCGAAACCATCAACTGTTTATCGCTCGATGTGGGAGGGTCACTGGTCGGAGATACGGTGCCACCAAGTGTAGCAACCATATTCGAATCAGTTGGCTCAGGTTTGTCAACTAAAAGCCCATCAATGCGACCGCTTTCAAGGACGCGAAAATCGAACGCATTTTCACCTTTGTTGTAAAGGTAAATATCGGCGCCGCCGTGCATATACTGCAGCTCTCTAGCTTTACCGATGATCAAAGTAGTGTACTCATCAGTAGTCCGGAAGCCACGTTTTTCGCCATAGAGCAACTTGCCTTCGCCGGCAGACACTCTGGCTATAAGAACAGCTTCTTTGTTCATAACAATCTCCAGTGGGGTTAACTTTCTGATAATAATAATCGGATCAGCGTTCAATACAAAAAGTTATTCCAACAAAAAGGCCCCAACACAGCATGCGCTGCGCCAGGGCCTCAAGGGAGATATAGTGTGCAAGTTACTGTTTAATTCTTGTTCCGCTTCTTGTCCACCAGTTCACTTGCTTTTTTGTGTTCATCCATCGATATTGATCGAATCTTATTCGGATCCAATTGGAAGCACCAAACGACGATACCACCTTTCAATCGTCTCTTTTTCATCGTAACTGTGAAGTTTTCGGTGACTTCAAAGCCTTTCGATGCAAAGTACGTTTTCAGGTAAATGCTCACCTGATTGCTGCTGGTCAATTTCGCAACCGATTTCCCTTCGTCAAAGATTTTGAGTCCGAAGAACTGTCCATCCTTATCGTTGCTGTACACTAGGTCATAAGTGATCTTGTCACCAGTTTTCACAAGACCGTTCGCAACACAAAATGCCTTGTTCAGAAAACTGTTGTTTACACCTAGACGTATGCTTGGGTTCGGGCTTCTTGACCTAGCCTTTTTCACTGTTTCCCATTTCATACATCAGTCCATTATTTTGAAATTACGATTACTTCTTCTTGTTGCTCTTCATATCGCCGCCAGTAATTTGTAACGGCTGTTTCGATCCCATCGGCATCGACTTCGGCTTGACACCGGTTTTCATCTCTTCCAACTTCTTTCGCAAAACTGCATTCTCCTGAGAGAGTGCTTCATTTTGCTCTTGAAGAGCCATCGACATCTGATTCAGCTCGGCGACGAACTCCTTTTGAAAATCTTCGACCTGCGACCTGTCTACCTTGTTTGGGTGTCCACAGATCACATCCGTATCTGTACCAGGCCACTTGGCAATTCGTTCGATCTCGTGTTTCTCCAGCTTGACACCGACAATGACTTCGCTGGAGTTGAACAGTTGATTACCTACTTTGACAATCATCTTATCCCTCTCTCATATCGATTTTCAAATTCTCGTACACTTGACCAAAAAGAGCTTTGACCGTATCGACACAGTCATTGGCTCTTTTAAACTTTCTCGGGCCTTGCGCAACGTTTATCCATTCGTTATTGAGCTTGTTACGGCGCAAAAATTTCCAACGCCAGTCTTTCCGCGAATCTTGATACACGCGAATCTTGTAAACACCTTCAGCGTCGACTACCGAAACATCTGGACCTTCCCGGTATTCGGTTTCGAAAAGATAGTTAATGAGATTGACTAAGCGTTGGTGTAATTTCATGTTTGAATGCCCTCAGACAATAGTTTTGCTACTTGAGCTCCGTTGCCACTGCGCAGTGCAGTCACACCTTCCCCCACTTGTACATCGCAGCCACCCTTGTGGATCAGCAATTTTGCTTTCGGCAAGGTGTTGGCACTTTGTTGGACGGCCTTGATAAGTTGATCAATGTTACTACTTACTTTGCTTGCCACTTGCTTTCTCCAAATTTTTCAAAACAGGTTCGAGTAGAAAATGAAAATCGACTGCTGTTGATGTCGTCATCGCATCGATCTTGTTAATGATCGATGACAACGCCGCGATCTCAGTCATCAATTCTTCAATGTGCCTTTTGACTTCGACAGTCGCTTCAGTCTTTCCGTATGAGATCTCTTCTAAAACCGTACTCAAGCCTTGCGACTGCTGCTTAATGACGGTTTCGAGAATATCCTTCGCCCGGCGTATGTCCGCTGCTTGTGATTGGTTTATCATGATTCGGATTCCCCGCTGATGACGTCGGCTCGTTTGACTCCGAACAAACATCAGTTTTCATTTTGTGTTCATCGATACAGACTTCAGTGATCTTTTCAAAAGCGACAGCCAGCCTTTCAAATTGAGCACCGATGTGACTGAAAGTTGCATTAAGCGCCTCTGACTGACGACGAACTGTGAGGCGTAATTTTTCAATATCCGATTTAGGTTCTATTTTGTTGCTGGAATTAGCACTCAATGTGTGTCTCCATTTTTACATTACAATGGAAGCAATAATTATATACATTATATCCATTATTTACGTTTACAAGCGAATCATACAGATAAATCATGATAAACTAAATACAACCGGAATTATCAAACTTATCCACACAAAAAGCATTATACGAATTAATTCATACTTGGATTATTCGCCGCAACAGAAGCGTGCTTCAGTAAGTCGACAGTGATACCCAACTTATTGCATTCGTCAACTATATCGTCAAAATCGTACTCTGACTCTAAGACACTGATGATGAGTCGAAAATCAAACCAAGTAAGATTCGGTTGCTCACTTTTGACGATACCGTACAGATGGTTTTCAAATTCAGACCTGTCCATAGTACGACTTCAAATATTGCATTTTTTGCCCGTCTGAAACAATGTATACAGCGTATGCCAGTATTTGATTTTCAAATAATTGACTCTCTTCACCGTCGCCAATGACATCTTCGACCGTTGCTTCGCTTAGTAATTCAGGGTATTTTTCCGCGATACTCAGATAGCATTCACTCATCAGCGAAGAATAGATGTTCACAAGATCGACTTCTGTGCCTAAAGGAAGGACTTCATCCGATTCATACATGTCGCCACAGAGCGGACCGCCAATTAAATCGTAGATGATCACTTTAATTTTGTACGTTGGCGACAGCAGAACAGTGCTCTCTGAAGTTTTCAATCAGGTCAATTTCAATGAAGGCGGATCGACACCTGTTGTTTGCCATTACTGAGGTGATGTAGTTGACACCACCGATCACATCATCGCTTTGTGATTTCTGCAATACGAACCGCATACATTGAACTATAGTGGTCCTCATAATATCCCCAGTAACCTTTGACCCTGTTTCTTCAGATACCTTTTTGACTTTGTCCTTGAGTATACGATCAGCATCTCCGAAAGACTTAAACACAGCCATATACTCGAGGCCGTCCTTTTTAGTGATCTCGATTTTGTTGTTAACGGTGATGTAGAAACATGTTTGGTTGCTGGACACTTCAGAGCTCATGATAACCTTTAATGGTGTAATCGATTACGAATCACATTTGATAAATATTTTCACAGTGACGGCAATATGGTATGCTGCAATATACCACATCTATCGATCAACACCAAGTGTCAGGAGCACAATTTGGCATCTCCTGACACTTCTTGACACTCTGCGACACCTATTGACGTGTTCTGACTGTTACTCGATGATCAAGTACGCGTTCGGAATATCGCTCTTTGCATAGCCGCGACGATCGTACGCTTTGACCACTTTCGAAATCAAGATTCGGGAAAACACTGCATCGTCTGTTCCATGCAGAATTCGTTGAATGGTGCGCCGGTTAACGTCGATCTCGCGAGCAGTCTTTGAAATGTTCCTCTTATTAGCGTCGAGGATACCGTTAAGAAAATCCATATTGAATTTAACTTCCATGCCACTCTCCTACTGTGTTGAATTACACTTTTTCGTTTGTGAACATCCATTCGCCGTTCGGATGGCGTTCCATATCTTGGAAGATGTTTGGCCACTCTTTTTTGGCGATCGCAGCCACTTTGTCGAATACCAAACGAATCTCTTCTTCGGCGCCGGGCGAAGTACGCATGGCGATGATATGCCGCAATGCTCGCATATTCATTGTCACCATGATTGTCGTTGACAGGCCGATTGGAGCAAAGCGGCGAAACATCGAAGTGAGCTTCTTTTTGACCGCAAACGGCACACCATCGGCCGCATCAATATTGGTCATCTCCGCCAACCGTTGCTGAAACTGTTCAAGGCCGCGAAGGACTTGTCCAGCAGCCTCAACCAATGCTGAGTTTTCCCGAACGGATTCCGGCATCCAGAAAGGTATATCGGTCAATCGAACATACCGAAGACTTTCTTGAGAAAACGCACAACCTGCTCGATGCCTAACAAGTTCATGCGTAAATACTCTCGATACGTCCTTGAAAATGAACGTAGCATTCGCATGTTCCATAACTGAACCATGCTTTTGCTTGATGATATTGCCGACGTAATTCTTGTTGCCTTTCCGCACTTTGCCGACATTCACATTTGTCCCTTCTTGATTCTCTTCATCGTATGGCGCCCATGAACGGTAACACATACGGCCGCCGGCTTCGATGAGGTTCTCAGCGTCACTACAAGTATCCATACCGTGCAAATACTCACAGTGCCCGATTGACCTCATATAATCTTCGAATCCTCCATGGTTGAACACGGTTTGCGCCACCAGGAACACTTGCGGTTCTACGTATCTCATCGATCACAATTCCTTCATGAGCTGTTTCAACTCTTTCACAGACTTCCCTTTCAATTCGTCGTCCTGCTTCTCAGCAATGATCTGCATCACCCGCTGCTTCTTCTCCGATCGTTCGACTGCTTTTCGTTTTTCTTTGGCTTCGGCGAGCTTCGTCTCGACGATATGTTTCACGATATTGGACTTGAGCTCCAACAGCGCATTCGCATTGGTGGTCACAGACTTCTTCAGCAGGCTACCTTTGCCCTTGTCGAGTTGCTCTTGGTACTGCTGATACAGGTTGTCCAAATCAGTGACGGGCACATCCCACAGATCTTCGACGGTGCACTGTCCTCTGTACTCGAATCTCAGTTTCAGTCGTAACGCTTGTTCGAACATGATCACTCTCCTATATTTTAACTTTGATTACACGGTTAACACTGCCCTTTACTCTGCACGTAATGACGCTCCTCTTCGTCGAACTGAACCCGATACCGGACAGTTGATGTGGGCTTATTTCGACTTTCATTTTACTTCCAAGGAGTTCGAACACTCGCTTGTGCTTCGCCAAATCCTGTTTGAGGAACTCGTTGTAAAAACCATTCGGTCTCCCATCATTGACGCATTTATCAAGCATGAAGAAATAATGCTTGTGGCCGATCCCGGTTTGCTGATCCCAGTAATTCGGAGACAACATACAAACTGAAACCTGGTGAAACTCGCCAGTCTTGATGCCCCACTCCTGTGTTTTGAAACAACTCTCTGACAATTTGTGCTTAATTGACATTTTCCGATCTGCTGACAACGTTACTTCTGCCACATCGATGTATTGAGAACGAGCGATCGGTTTAGCGTAATTGTACCTGTACACTTCTCCGGAAAATTCAATTTCAGCTCGAAATCCCGAAACACCGCCACGTTCATTGTAATTGTGAACACGGAACAAGTACTTGCCAGGTGGCATTTTAGCCAGATTGTCATAAATGATGTTTTCAACTGCCACCTGTTTTTCTTTTGGGTGAATGATGTCAACATCGAGCATCCCCGAAGACGGATGTCGCTGGCCTTTGTTTACGTAATAAATCTCGTTACCGCTTGGCTCTGTGGAATGAGCGTCGAAATCATTTTGATTGTCACCATTTTCATTCCATCGAATACTGAAGCGAAGAACTCCATGAATTTTTCCACCGGCCGCTTTGACTTGCTCTTTCATACTATCGGCGATGTTCCCATTGTATGACCACGAATACGCATTACCCCATTTGAATAATGTTGGGCTATCTGCGTTCTGTGGGGCAATCAGAGAAACCAGATTCGGAATGTGATCGTACTCAAACAGAACTTCCATTTCAGAAATTCGAGGCACCACATTGGCGATGAAATCATCGATTGAAATTTCTTCCACTCGATCAAATGAGCTGATTTTCCCGCCGGACGCCTCATCTTTTATTTCATCGAACACGTCGCCCGACATCTTTTTGACTGCACCCTTGTTGGCAAACAAAATGTTGCCAACACTGATATCCTCAATCACAGCATAGCGACGCGGAAGCGAGTCGACAAGGCCGAGCTCTTCGACTGTTTTCTGAGCTTCGTCGACCATCTTCTTGGTGAAAATCGGTTTCGGTCTTTTGTAGTTGGTCGGCGCCACGATTTTCTCGTACTTCTTTACTGCTACGTCAAGCGGCATACCTTCCGACACATCAATCAAAAGCACGCCGATGGAGTGATTTCGAATTCTCGCAATGACGGGGCCTACTTCAAATGATTTAGACCAGCAGAAGCGATCAACATCGGTTTTCTTGCAATCGATATACTGGTCTTTGCATTGAAGGAACTTCTCGAGAACGACTTGCCACTCATTACCTTTGTATAACGAGTTTTGTGAAATCAGATCCAAGATTGTGTTTACAGCACTTCTTGTGATTTCCGACAATGACCGGTGAAAAACCTCTTTGGCAGACCGCATTTCTGACTGCTGTTCGGCCGGCGAACGATTGATATGCTTACGTGGAATGTTTGTGTACAAGTGATGCCACGTATGAACATGATCGCCCCGGTTCTCGTGTGATTCCGCTTGACCGATCTGCTTATCCTTGGTAACAAACACATCCCGGATCTTCGCACGCTTCACCAACCTGGACATCACCTGAACCATCATCGCATACGTGTCGTCGGCTGGATTCACATCCCAGATAGAGATCGGTTTCATATCATCACCGATAGCGATCACACCACCGAATCGTTTCACGAATGACCGGCAGCAACTACAGTCGAAGAATCGACGCTCGCGATACAATTCGTTGGTTCCTTCTGGGAAACTGTTCAAATACGTTTCCCAAAGACGATCCTGATCTACGTCGACAATGTACAGTTGGGTGTCCAATTGAAATATTTCAGTTATTTTCGCGCCGATAAGTTTTCTAAAATCAAGAAATTCCATTCCACTGTCTCCCTTTATCTATAACCACAGTAAATATTTACAATACTTTTACACCGTAAAACTCTTTGTACTTATTCGACAGTATCTTCTTTGCCCTTTTTAGGGCTTCATCAAATCCGTACGTATCCACACTCACTGTTGTCGCACCGTGTTTGCCGTTTCCGATCGGCCACGTAACACAAATCACATCGCGATTGTACTTATACAGTTTGTCGCCCCTTGGAATCTGGACTTTATAATTCCGAACACGGCGCAAACCCGTCCCCAACCCATTTTGTTTTCCAGGTTGCAATACTTTATCAGTATAAGGCTTACCGATTTCATTATACTTATGAAATCTCCACATTTTCGCCCTATGAAGCGATTCGATCGGACCACTTGAATGGTGATCATAAAACATCTTCCGATATTGCTTACCATGCCAGTTAATTCGGACACACCACCCGTGTGTCCATGTGTAATAAATGGAACCCTTTTTGGTCCTCTTCTTATGACGGTAATCGTACCTTACGATGTCTTTTCTGACAACCGAATACCATTTATGGTACTGTTTCGGCTTCGTTTCTAGATTGACTAACCTCACACTTTATCTCAACTTCTCACGCATAATATGTAATTCACTGTCGTAGTCATCAGTCTGTTGAATTTCAATGTCCAACATGTCCGCCATACATAAGTTGCAGTAGACGAACATTCCATCGGGATCAGATATGACTCCGATCATTTCATCCACTTTCAATTGCGTACAGCAATCAGCACACTCGCAGCATTCTTGAATATCACAGTCGTTATAATCCGCCATGGATGCTGCTTCGTCCATAGTGAAATTTATCACTTTTGCACTGTCACCTGATAAGTGCTTGTCCACCCCAACCTCCTGATTGTACAAATTGCTTATGCATTTCTAACACGTATTGGCCGGCTCTATTCCAGTCGACATACGGTCGACTGTGGCAACCGTGAATTAGCGGACATCCTAAAGCTGCATCGTCGATGTAAATATGAGCGTGAGCTTTGGCTGAATCCGACCACAGCTTCTGAGCGTTATTGTCATTTATCCCGTGCAGCGGGACATCGTTTTCGAACAAGTACTGCACTGCTTCTTGTAGTTTCGATTGACTGCCTCGACATGTCCACAGTATGATTTTGATTCCAACTGCTGCGAATCGATCAAGATATTCAAAAGCGTGCGGTACCTCTTCACCGATGTCTGGATATTCAAATTTTACCAATGTTCCATCGAAATCTACCGCAACGACAAACTCAGCATGCGGATTTTCATCATATACAGTATTGTGTGCAGTCTTGATCATTGTGATTATTCTATTGATGTCAAAGTAATTTGTGTATCAAAATTAGCGTTTTGTGATACGCTAATTACCGTTTTCGTCAAAGATCTCACACCAGCTTACAATTCCGTAACCGTATGATAAACCATCGACATCTTTGACGTACTCTTTGGCCATCTTAGAATAACGCAATGCGACATAACTTCCATGAACTGTTCGAGCTAAATACCGCTTTCCGTCTTTTGGCGGTTGGCTGTTCTTTCGCCATACGACTCGACAATACTCAAGATCACTGTCATTAATCTTGTCTTGGCACCAAGTTACCTCGTCAGCGTGGCCTTCCCATTGTAAATAGATGCGCTTGTAGGGTTTGGTATTCATCAGCTGACGACGAATTCGATATCTGAATCTTCCTCAATCGAGACATTCTTGTTGCCACGCGAACCGTCTTTGAACTTGTAATACACGCGATATTGATGCGTAATCGTTCCATCCTTTCGATTCACGGTACCGCTCGGCAGCATTGAAATTTTTGTTATCGTTGCTTTGTAACAGTCGTCCACAGTAATCTCATCACCTGCTTTGATCTGATGTTTTTCAGTAGCTTCCACTTGTCATTTCCTCAACTGATTACTCAATTCATGTACAAAACACAATTCTTGTAGAAGTTCTTCGATCTGATCCAACGGTATCGAATTGGCGCCGTCGCATTTCGCATGTTTCGGATCCGGATGAGTCTCGAGAAAAATAGCGTCAATACCAACCATACACGCAGCTTTGGCTAGTGGTCTGATATATTTTACATCTCCACCACTACAAATACCTTTGGACGCTGGGTATTGAACAGCGTGTGTAGCGTCAAAGCATACGGCCGCGTCATACCTTTGAAGCTCTACCAGTGATCTCATGTCGACTACAAGGTTATTGTAACCAAACGTTGTACCTCGTTCAGTTATCATAGCTCCTTTACAATGCGACACTTCCAATTTTCCAAGAGCGTTGAAGACGTCATGCGGAGACATAAATTGTCCTTTTTTGAGATTCACCGGTTTGCCCATTTTTGCGGCGCCGCAAAGTAAATCCGTTTGCCGAGAAAGCAGTGCAGGTATCTGAATCATGTCAAGAACCTGTTGAGCCTCGTACAGCTGATCATATTCATGAACGTCAGAGGTCACTGGACAGTCGTATTTGTATTTGACAGCTTCCAATACTCTCAAACCAGAAGTTTTCCCCGGCCCTCGAAATGATGACATGCAACTGCGGTTTGCCTTATCGTATGACGCTTTGAAAATGTAATTCAATCCCATTTTGCCACAGACGTCGACCAAATGCGAAGCTACGTTATAACAGATATCTTCGGACTCAATCACGCACGGACCAGCAATAACACACAATGGTTGACCGTCCCCGACCTTGAATTTACCATCAATCTCCAGCATAACCCTGCAATTTCTCCAATTCTCTTTGGTACATGTCGCCGATCACATTCATTTCTTGAATGACGACCGTATATCTGAAATACTCCACACTGTCAGGATCACATCCCGAACGTATTTCCTTTGTTCCATCTGTAACAATGCGAACACCTTCTAAGACACGTTCAATCACTTCAATACGATCAAGAATCTTCTGTTCAATGAAGAACACCGGATCATCCTCAGTAGCTTTTACAGTGTTCACTGTTACCATCGAACAGATCAGCAGAATCTTAATCACCGAACATCTCCTTCTTGGCCGCTTCCAAGGCTCTTTCAAATATTTTAAGATTCTGAGGATCGACAACTAAGAACAGCTGAATAGAGCCCTTGAATCCCATTATCACCGATTTGTCTGTGAATCCTTGTCTCGCCATCTCAGGAGTCGTTTTTTTAGTGAATATACCATACTGCTTAGGGCGAACGCAATTTCTTTCACTGTCGATGAGAACCGTATCTTTTCCAGGCATCACAAATGTCCTATGTCAACCTTGTACAGGCGCCAGCATAGCCAGCTTTTCATTTCATCCATAGCGGCGGACAAGTCCATATAATATCTCGGAAACTTATCTGCTTCGTCAATTCCTGGTATACCCTCCACTTTGGCATACCAATGACCCCTATCACAGTATTTCGGCCGAGGTTCGATCGTCAGCAGAACATCATCAATTCGAAATTCGAAAGTCATACGATGTTCAGTGTCATCCAAATTGACCCACATCTGTTCCCTGAAAGCGTCAACTTTATCGTTTACCGAACTCATTTAATTGGTTCCGTATGAATGAATCATGTTCAATTTAGAATATTTCAGCGTAAATCCTGAATGTTGCGAATCGACGACAACCGCAATACCTTGCGGCTTTTCATCAGCTGAACGGAGGATATTGAGCAACTTGGCGAACCCAATCCAATGAATCTTGACACGGTTTTTATACTTCATTTGTGCCAAGTATTGAAAATACATATTCCCGCATTCACATATAATCACATGGGCACCGTTGGACCACTGAGAACACACATACTGACGATCAACAAGATCGAGAGCTATGTAAACAGGATCGGTATCGCCTATATGTATGACTTCCATCAATTTTTCACTTCAATTTAATTATACATTGTAAACTAATATACCATTGTAAACATTATAATCAAACTGACAATGACGAATTAATCAAATTTTTTGAGTTCTTCTTGTACCGATGAAGACGCTGCAAAAATTTTGACCGCTTCGCGAACCGTAGGCCAATTAACGAACTCTTGGTTAATCATCCAACGGATATATGTCGGGTCTTCGTCGAGTATTTCGAACATCGACTTACCTTTATGGTTGCCGAACAATACGACAACATCACCGGCTTCACTCAGAGTCTTTGGGATCGCCATGAGATATAACGCTTTTATAGTGTGTCCAATAAATAGGTTTATGACCAGCTTCAATTAAGAGGTCGCTGCATTCGTCTCTCCAATCTTCGCCGTCGTATTTTGCAATTCTCAACGTGTACGGCACTGTCGTGTATCCCGAATCGCACGATACAACAACATATACGTCCATTGGAGCTGTGTTTATGTGATGCCAATTGATCATGCGTCCACCAACAGTGTGAATCCATTTCCAAGGTCATATTGGCCAGATTTTCGATACTCAGTAATCTTTCGGGAAATTAAATCAGCAATTTTTGCGTATTTGTCGCCCACCATACTTCGTACGCGTAGCACCATTAACTCAACCGTCGGCTGAATACACCAGCCACGGATTTTACCGTCCCTCTGTTCAAATAAGCAACACATCAAACGGGCATCTTTTCGTGAACGACACCAGCTCTCTGAATCATCTCCGGTGCCAAGGTCAAGTTGATTCCGCTCGCATCAATGACGATATCCCAGTCGGTGTCACTCCGGACATTCATCTTAATCATTCGCCCTTTCTGACCGGTTTTACTGACAATTGATATCACCCGATGTTCCCTCCCTACCTTCAGCATCTTGTGAAGCAGGTTTGTCTTTTCTGAATTTGTCACAGTTTACCTCGATACAGTTTTCCTTGTTCACAATGTATAATTCGATTGCGTCTTCTTTGAACGGCGCAGCTTTAGTGATCTCAGTGATCATCTTATACCGACTCTCTGGCGACCGCTCTGTCTCAAACGAAAGCGTCGGTCGCCGAGATGCGTCAGAATAAATGACGATCACCCTGTACGTCTCAGTCTTCGTCATCGAATTCGACCATGTCATGCAATGGACCAAAGGCGATGATTTTGTCGAATTCTCGCGCCTTGTACCATGCCACCTTGTTCACTTTCCCGCCCGGCAGCGGCTGAATAGCGTACGACGGCGACCAACCCGACGGATCATTCGCTTCTGGCCACTTCTTACGATGCCAGTAATATTTGGCGCCATTGATTGTGATTTGAGCATCAACAATCACCACTGTTTCTTGACCATCGTGAATCCTTACGATGTCTCCCGGATAAAGATGCGGCCGTCCATTCATTTTATCTTTTGATAACGCCGCCTGACTTACTTTCGATGCCATTTTGCCCTCTCAATTTGTTCACTACAAGTACATTCGCAAACCAGTGTCAATCAGACACTTGTATCCATCGTACGATGGATCAACAACGAATCCGCCCAAGTCATGCTCTCGAGATTGATCAGCAACCTCTTTTACACTCATTGCGCCGATATAGATATTTGGATCTTCTTGTACGTATGATCCATACACTGTGATATAAGTCTCGTCGCCAATTACTTTTAACAGATAATCCCACTTCGATGCTTCCCCTTCGTTAACATCGATTTCGACACAATTTAACGGAACATAGTAACTCAATATCATGACCCCAATAAGTCCTCCGATACTTTGTCGAGCACTTTACAGATATCTTCACAATTCAGTAAATTGAAATGGCGAAGCGCCCGATCATACCCATCTTCACCATTGAATTTTGCCCAGATGCTACATAGCCCATACCCTTTTGGTCGCCATGTAGTTTTCACTCCCCACACTTCATCTCCATCCTCTTCTACTGTCAGAAGTATTTGACCATATCCATCGACCGTATAAAGCTTTGCGAAATCGTCGTCCGGAGGATCCGGATCACGACTCGGCCGCTGTTTCCATTCTTTCATCATCTTCCCCCAACATTCTCACGATTGTGTTTTTTAGAACCGTTGCGAGCTGTTCGTCGATCTCATACCTCTGAATATTCAACTCGAGGCTTTTCATGATGTCACCATCGCTGTGCCTCAGTGTTGCCGCCTTCCAGTCGCACAGCATTTCAACGAGATCAGATAAATCCATACCGGAGATATCCGGTCTCCGAGTATACTGCGTATAGCCACACACGTCACAGAAATTGCCATAAACCGGATAATCACCGTAACCAGAAAACCTTTGGAAGCGCTTGAAACACCCATTGCATTCGATGTATCCGTAATGTTCTGGATGATGTCGATTGTGTTCGTAGTGATGCTCCAGAGCTGCTCCGATATCGGCAAGATTCCTCTTGTATTCTTCGGATTGGTACGTCGACCCTTGAAGTTCAGGTGTTACTCGGTCAAACGCTTCCTTTTCGGGATCTTGAAGCTTGCTCTGGTCATGATTCACACCGCGCCGATGAAGATCAGTCAAAAACCGATCGATATTATTCTGAACGTGAGTAATGTGGTCCCATGTGTCTTGCGCACTGTCGCGCCCGTCACTCATTTCGTAACCTTTACCCTTTTGAACACACTGGTATCGATTTGCGTCCAACCCGGTCCAAATTGATCATACGGGTAATACATTGAACCGAGCCGAAACCCGTGCTGGTAAACCAACAATTTTTCGACGAGGGTACCGTCGAAAAACACCCTCTTCTCGTGCATCGGTTGAATCAACCCCGATACAAACTCAAATATTGTTTTCTCTTCCATATCACTCTCCTATTCTTTTACTTCGAAACACATCTGTAGTTTACTGCAACCAGTTCCCCAATCTTAAACACTCCATTCGGCAACCGTTCCAATGTCCACTGTTCGATACCGCCCTTGCCGTAGTATACGTACACAAAAACAAATTCATTGAGTCGCATTGATACTTTGTAACGACGGCCCAGCGGTATTCCGGTTATTTGAGTGCCTCTCGGAATTTCGACCATCCCAAAAAGCATTTCATTCCTCTGATACTGACAATGGCAACATCATAGAGGTAGACACTTGTCTACCTGACTCCAGATTCACATAGAAGTTCCCGTTCCGATGAATCACCACTGATGTGATCCGTTCACCGCTTTGTGTACGAACTACGAGTCCTGATTCAAACGCGTGAAGCAAAGCGCGGTACACCGATCGATCTCTGTCCTTAGTATCTGCTCCACTCATACCATCAAGTACCTTTTGTTTTCCGGTCCATCAACGTAAATGTTTGCCAATTCGTTAATAGAGGTGTAATCGTACTTCAATCCAACCGTGTACATCGTGTCGTCATGGTCATTTGTTTCTCCGACCAAAGTATACTGATGACAATCAGACACGAAATAAATCTTCGGACCCATTACAGCTCCCAACGTAAACCGCCGGCCTCTGGCGATCTTGTCCATAAATTGTTCGTATGAAAGACGTACAACGCACCTGTTTGGTAAATCAGACTTCATCATTTTTCACCTGTACGTTGATGGCTTCGAACGAGTCGCTGTCGTCGACCAGAGTTCGGTCGATGTAATTCGAGATATGATCACCGTCTCCAGTTTCCCAAGCGTCAACAATCTCCTCATACTGTTGAGGAGTTACTTCAATTTCCTGGTCATACCGAACGGTTTCAGTCGCTGTGATTTTAATCTTCACTATGTCACCTCACACTGTGAACTTTGGGTTTGTAAATGTTACAGTGCTAGGATCATCCACACCCATTGCATACTCGGGCGCTGTCCACTTCCTTTCATCATCGTCATCCAGATCAACCCACTCTTGCCATTCAGTTGCTTTCGGCAATGGAACGATATAGCAATGACCGTCGTTATCGCTACTTATGAAAAATCGTTCTTCAGGCATGTGTCCTCCTTCCTCTAATCCGTTTTCAGTGCGTTGTCGTAAGCGTTAAACTCGTGGGCGCACTGAGTTATAATGCTGAGATCATGACGAATCTCGGGCATCAACGATTGAGGTCCACCTTTTTCTTTAAGGGTTACCAATTTACCTTTCAACTGATCAACAGTTCGTATTGCTTGATTCAATCGAGCGTTGGCTGATCTCTCTAAACTCTTTTTATTTTTCATCGCCCGCACTCCTGATCTTTCGCCATTTTTCTAATGACTTCATCCATCCGTTTTTTAATGCCGAAGAACTCCGCCTTTTTTCTTGTCAGTTCTTCTGACATGTCAGTAATTTCACGCACCAGTGTTTTCCGCCTTCCTAGCAGCTCCTCAAGAGCTGACATTTCTTCCAGTGAGGATCTGAAATCCTCACTCCATTCAGAATCACTTTTGACGTCATGTTGCTCTGTCGAAAATAGCCTCCCTTCACCTTCGTTGTGCAGTTGGCCGGCTTCAACATTTGAAATTACTTTCGATGAATCACCAGCCTCTGGCGCCTTCATGTCGACCACCGTTTCAAGATCCCGCATTGAGCACTCTTTGTCTTTCGCGCTCACAATCAACACCGCGAGAGCGTACTGGATATCGGATGGTGAGACTCGAACCAAGGAAAGAAGACCGACGTTTGTAATCCAGCAAGTATACTCGTCTTCGTCCTTGAATTTAATCAATCTCCGTTGCGCCGGCTCGAAATCGTTTAACGTCAAATTCTTACCTACGATCTTCTCCAAATCCTGCACTCTCCATAATGCAGTATACTGCGTCGATTTAATGACATGAACGCAATTTGAATTATCTGGCCCACACTGAAGCAGCACCTTTCGTTCGCACACTTCATACGTTTCCGACGGATTGATCAACGCGCAGCATTGTGGATTGACCACTTTCGGATTCTCACGGTTACGCAAAGCTTTCAAAATAGTTACGATGTCCGATTTCGGATACTCAGTCTTCGGAACTCCACCATACGAACTCTTGTTGCATCGCGTCCACCCCCTGTTAAGCCATTCCCGAAGCTGAACTTTCGTGATTTTCGGATAGAATACTTTAATTTCCAATCTCTGGACCCATACATCGTCCACTTCTTCGTCTACTTCGTCATCGTCAAATTCGTCTTCCAAATCGACACCATCCTCATCTTCGACCTCTTCTTCATCAAGTGAAGCCAAGTATTTATCCATCGCGTCTTTCAATTGGGACGCCCTCTTGCCGATCACCTCATCCAACGTCATGACTCCCATTTTTACACAGTAGTCTCTGAGGAGATCATGATTCATCATACAGAAATCCGGCTCATTGCCATCGATCGGCGTGTCGTAGTTCTTCAGCGACATCATGTAAAAGAAGATGCGACCATCGTTTCCATATTTAGGGTCCGCCTTGACTAGCATCTCTCGTACACCGTCATTCGTAACCCATCGCTCCGGTTCCACTTGATCCAAAAACTGGATATTCTGAGTCTTGCGGTTGGCAACGATCACTTTCCCAAAGATCTGATACATGTCCGCAATGGGCCAATACACTTCACCGTCACTGTGGACATACACCCGTATAGTTCGATTAGGCTTATCTGGGTAGAAATCATAATCGAACTTTTTGATAACATCTCCAGCTCTTTTTTGTACTTGAATCATCTCCACTCTCCTTCGCCAGTTCACTGCACCTTAATAAAATACTGTTCTGGCACCACATGCACAGTGTCGTACCCCTTCAAATTAATCACCCCTTCCGATCGTGACTGGGAAAC